TCCAACACCACCAGACCACATCCCAGATGAGACTACGCTTATCTGTCCTGTTTTTATATCGTTTTCTGTATCAAAGTTTTGAAATACTGACATTATTTAACTCCTGTGTTTATAAATATCAACCTTTTTGTTTTTCATAAAATTTTATTTTATCTACTAAGTTCTCTTGCAAGTGATTCTGCTGATATAGCTCTGCCGTCACGAACAGCTCTTTGTACTACACTTCTAGCTGTCTCTTGTGTTCTAACATTTGCAACTGCCCTTTGTGTTCTTTCACGAACACCAGGTCTCACATTTGCTCTATCTTCTGAACTAACCCTTGTTCTTGCTCTACTTGAAATAGGACTTCTATTTCCATTAACTGGTGTGTTTATAACACTTTCACCAGGTGTAATATTAACGGTAATTCTTTTTTGTGCACCAGACTCAACTCCAGTAACTAAAATTTCTACGGATGTCGCAGATGAAACTTCCCTTGCTAATAATGTTGCACTTCTACCTGTTACAACAACAGCTCTACCTCTGGTTGAACCGTCTCTTGCAAGTGTTTCTATTGCTATGTCTCTTGTTGATCTAGCATCTCTGGAATCTACTACATTTCTCTGTTCTTGTCTTATTTGATTAGACCTTAATGCTGCTTGATATGCTTGATGATTAGGACCTGCCATGTATAAACCATCTGGCATTTGATGTATTTCATCTTGTCTAAATCCTAGAACTAGTGCTTCTTCTTCAGCTTGTATTCTACTTCTTTCTATATCTACTTCAGATACTCTTTGCTGCCTTGGCACAGCCGGAGCTGGTGCTGTTGTTGGCACATCATATGCTGAAAAGCCTGGTGGCGGTCCATTTAGTGCGCCATATCCTGTAGCTTGTGTAGAAGGTGCCGGGGCAGGTGCTGGAGCAGGAGCGACAACATTTCTTACTTCTTGCGCTCTTTCAGCTTCTCTCTCCATCATCATTTCCACGTCTTCACGTGTGTAGCCCATTGCCAATAAGTCTTCAGCTGACATTGTTCTATCTGCCATTTTAACCTCCTCCTAATTCTGCATTAAGATCACCTTCAACTAATACTACGTCTTGGTTATCTTGTAATTCATATATAAATTCCTCATCACCTAATCCACCAACTACTGAAGGGTTCAATACTGCCATATTTCCCTCACCTGACAACTCTATTTCTGCTGGAAGTGAATCATCAATTTCTGGTGTGATAAGTGATCCAACATCTTGAGTAACTAGCTTGTATTTTAAAGCCAAGTCAGTTGTTAAGAACGCCTGATGTACAGGCATATTTTCTATAATGATTCCATAATTATTGGGACCTTGAGTGTTCGATTCATTATAAAGCCTATAATCAACTTCATCGTCACCTAAAGCAAACTTAGCAATTACAAAATCATTTTGTGATAGTTTTTCTCTACCTAATTTTGTTATTACAGCATCAACTATTAACGATGATTTGTCTAAAAAAGACATATGTTACTCCCGACTTATTAAGTTTGTTGTAAGTACTTAACAGTCAATGTAAAAGCAGCAGATGCACCATGCATAAGGCTTGTAACAACAACTGTAGTAGTAGGATCAGGTTGTCCTGCAGATGCTCCTGAAAGAGTGTTGTTAGGAACTGATTTAGCTCTTATATCAACTTGAGTTCCTGTTACTGTCTGACTTATAGAATCAACACTAGAAACATAATCAATACCACCTGTCCCGACAGCTTCTGTTCCTGCTGTTGAAAGATAAGCGATTGATGAGTTTAGTATTGTAAACATGTACTGACCTTGTTCCATGCCACCTAAATTTGTTAAATCTGGTATTATAGTTTGTGCAGTTCCTGATTGTGTTTCCTGCCAGTTAACAGTCGTATTTGACAAGCTAGCAATTGACGGTAGTTTGTTCGGATTGTCAGCTCTTGTTATTAGCTTATATCTCATAGTCGTGTCTGGATCTACTGTTGGCTCTAATAGAGGTAAATTTTCTATTACTGTACCATAGTAGTCAGTGCCTAGAGGATGTGCTACATTCCATAAGCTGTAATCGACTTCATCATCAGAAAGTGCAAACTTTGTTACATTAAAAGCTTGCTCACCTCTTGAGAGAAGTTCTCTACCTTTTTTTGTTAAGACTGCGTCTAAAACTGTTGACGCATTATTCAAGTATCCCATTATTTTTTCTCCATAAAGATGTGTAGAACTTTTTTAATAAATATTGTTTTCTTTCAAAAAAGTGTACTATTCATTGTCTAGTTGTACATCAACGAACGAATCGCCCGATGTAGTTGTTGTTACAGCGTAAGGATTAACCTCTAATATTTCAACCGCAACCTCATTTCCTTCAGGTACAGTTAATCCGTCTTCTTGACAGCCGCCATAAGCTAAATTGAATAGTCCTGTATGTGTTGTAAATAGTGAATCAATATCACTCACTTCTAAAGACTGTGAATAATATAAACCTAACGATTTACTTACAGAAGAACTGTAGTGATATATTTTATCATTATTAAAATGTGATAGCACCGAGCCTGTTGCTGTTGGTTGTAAAATTTCAAAAAATACATCTGATCCACCACCGGTGTGAACTTTATTGTCTGTATTTGCATAGTCTCTTTCCAATGGGTCTATCAGCGGATTGCTTCCAAAAGATCTAAGTTGATCTAATATGTAAGGACTTTGTGATGAGCTAACTGTACCATAATCACTTTTTGCAGCACTAGTACTAACTTCATTTAAAAATGACCAAGTGTGTTCAACTAGTTGGTCATCTCTAGACCCTGTATAGCCTCTAAAATCTATTGTGTCTATTTTTCCTCTTTTTTCTTCAAAGCTAGAAGTAAATTCATTCTTAAGTGCATAAGTTCCCGTTATCGGATTTGCTATAAAATAATCATTTGAAGATGTCAATTCGTGTGCTATAGTATATGTTATATTTCCTTTTCTAAATTCATTGTCACCACTCTGAGAATAATGTGCCATAACGTCAAGTTTAGAATCAAAAGTTTTATCTTCTAAGAATGGTCTATTACCAACTATTACTTTTGGTCTCTCTAAGATTGTAGGTTCAATTAATATACCTATATTTTTCTTAGCACGTGCAGGTGACATATTTCTTAAGTGATCAAATAAACTTAAATCATAATATTTTATAAGTTTTAAATAATTCCAGAAATTAAATTTTGTTGTCCATTTTTGCCAGTATGTATCTGCTATCCTATCTAATTTTCCGTGATCATAACGTTCAGCATACATATCTCTTGGATCTCCTAGATAAGAACCAAAGTCTAAGTCTGCTAATGATAAAATTATATCTTCGTTTATTACATCTGATGGTGCAAAGAATATTCCTAATTTATTACTATCAAGTGGTGCTGTATCATATGAGCTTAATTCTACTCTTTCAGTTGTGCTTAATACTGGATCAGCACCATCAGGAAACTTTAATTTTGCATCTTCTATTCTAATTTTATTACTTGTCTTATTAAGACCTATTGAAGGTGTAAAAGCTTTTTGTCTATCAGAAACAGATTCAAAGTTTATTTCATCTGCAAATCCTGATCCTGTAGCATAAAGTTGACCGCCTGTTAGTGAATAATCTTTTATGCCGTTTGGCGAAGAGTTCAGATTAATTTTATCATCCATAGAAAGTCTTAAATTCATATCATAAAATGATGAGCTTGGATGATTACCATTTACTGCTTTTGGAGCAGATACATGATTAAAGAAAGCTGATTCTGTTAACGGTGTTTGCCAGTATCTCCATTCCATAATAGAGCCAGTGTACTGTGATCCATATAACGCTGTCTCTTCTGAAGATTGTTTTCTACCACCTATATGCCAATAATTATCGCCTGTAGAGCTGGAAGCATACCAGCTTAAGAGTGCACTTGATCCTGATACATCAATACTAGCAGATGCTTTTGTAATAATTTCATCTACACCTGAGTCATAGTAACCTGCAAAAATGTCAAAACTCTGTGTTAAAGAGCTAGTTTCAGATGTCATTTGCATTCCGTCGTAACTGCTTGTAAAGCCAGATTCACCTGCCCTTCTTCTAATCATCACAGACCAATATTCATCATTATACATTGGCAGTGAGTCTAAGCTTGCAGAAAAGAAACCTTCACTACCACTTAATGCGAAAGATAATTTACCTTTTGTATCTTGACCGTCAATATTTTTTATATAGATTGCAGACTCAATATGATTTGTAGTATTATTTTTAGAAGCAATTAATGTGTCTTGTTCAACACCTGTTTTAAATCTAAATTCTATTGTATCGTTAACTCTTTGCGTCTCCGGAGATCTGTACCACGGTGCTGCTAATTGTTGTGCACCTTTTAAATGCAATGCATACGTATACTTTTGTTTAATCTCAAATTCAGGTGTACCACCTTCGATTTTAGGACCACCGTACTCTTGTATTCTTAATATAGATGTTGGAATACCGTATGCTGCTATTAATCCTTTTAGTCCTTGCTTTGTACCTTTTGTTTTTAATAAATAAGGCATACTTGATAGTAATCTGTTCCATATTTCTCTAGATATATCCTGTTGAGACTTCTTAGAGAATCTTATATTAAAAACACCTGTATTTGAACCTGACTCCTGAAGCCCTAGTTGGTATTCAGGAAGTCTAACTAAATCTTTTCCTTCTTGCATTTTGAAGCCAAGTGATTCTGCAATAGGTTTTACTAATTCTGCAGATATGCCTTTTGTTATGTCTTCAGACCTGTCATGACTATCAGTCATAGCTTTGATGTGTGTCCAAATTACATCATAATGGTGACCCATCATGTCCATAAATCTGACAAATGATTCATTATCAGCATCATAAGAAATATGAGCAGGTGTTAAATTAACTAGCCTATTCATGTTAGTATTATCATATGTTGATGATGAGACTATTTGATTATCAAACCATGAAGTAAAATTAGAGCTAGAAACAGAATATAGCTGGTAAGGAGAAGTAAGTGTTCCATCTCCACTTGATTTCGGTGCAGCATTATCATAATCTATACCATTAGATGAAGATATATAAGATGAAGATTTAAAATACATAAAATTTTCAAAATCATCAAAGCCGTTTATAATTTTTCTCTTTTCTAAATCCCAATGTTCTTGCTGATCAGCAGAACCAGAAACATATTCACCTGATACCTGTCCTGTAATGTACGGTTCGCCTGTTCCGCCTAGTGATTGACTTTTTTGTGTGTTTAATTCTATTGATGTCAATTTATCTTTAAAATTTCTTATTCTCTTTTCAACAGATCCAAAGTGTGAAAAATTTTGAAAGTGATTATAGTCGACATTAACACTAACATCTAATAAGCTACCACTAAATATTTTATCTTCAAGTTGTTTTCTAGTGTCTAATTCAACACCAACTAAGTCTGTGTGACTTCTATACTCTGTCTCTCTTCTTCTTATTAGAGGTTCTGCCTCATCAAGCTTTGGTGCTTTTAGAACTGTCTCAGGTAATACTTCATCAATAAAAGGAATTAAATCAACACCTTCAAATAAGTCAGGTGTAACTTCATTAACAATATACGCAGTGTCAAATTGTTGTACTGAATCTGGCAGCGGATCTAGTAGCTTATATGCTATTGATCCTGGGTAATTTGTTACATTGAGTGGCTTAAAATTAATAACTAAGCTTTCTCTTTCAGGCCCAAAAACAACTCTTGTGTATAAGTTATCTGCGTCTTTTATCCTGTATCTTATAAAGTATTGTTCGAACGGTAAACTTAAGTCTGGAGAGTCTTCACTTCCACTAACAGCGCCTATTGTACCACCATACTCCCTGTACGATGTGTTTACGATGAGTGTGTTTCCATCAACATCTAATATTTTTCCTTCGTATCTTCCCATTACTTGTGATATATCTTCTGGTGCTTCCAAGAATCCGATCTGGAATCCTGATCCAAATACGCTGTATTTGTTTACTGCAAGATTTGATTGTATTCCACCTTGAACATTTGCAGCTTCATCATATTCTTCTTCAACTAATAGTTGATTATTTCCTAACACATCTTGTATTGTAAGTGAGAGCGGAGCAAATTTTGCAGTTTGATCAACTTTTACTCTTTCATTAGAAGTTAACAATATATCAATCCTAACTTTGTCAACCCATAGCTCTCCAAAACCACCTCTGTTGCCAACAACATAAATCGATGAATTTGTATACAACCCAAAACTATTATCAGTAGGTATTACAAAATCAGCGTGTGCTTCTTCCCATTCATCAAGCTCAAAACACTCAACGTACTTATTAAATCTTTCTGATGTAGAGCCATCTATATTTCTTGAAGCAACATCTGTCCACTGAAGTGTTGTTGCACTATTACCATCAGAACTCACATCACCATCACCTTGAAACTGCCAACCTAATATTCCCTTCCATTGGAATTTACCATTTGATGAAAGTGTTTTACTATTTTTTATAAGATCGTAAGATGGGTAATATTGTTCACCTGTATTGTAAAATGATATTACTTCATAATCATTTACTGTGTCAATATATGTAGTTGCTCTTTTATTATATGTCTCTAGAGAATCATTCGTTGTTAGTGCTAAGAAGGGTGTCTCTCTACATAAATCTAAACATGAAATCCAATCAACTCCTGTCCATAGCCATCCAAGAGCCTCTGAAAAATATAAGTCCCCATCTAGTGTCTGTATTGCAGGTAATATAAAGCCTCTACCTGGTGAAGATGTAGTGTTATACCACTCACCAGTTTCATTATTCCATTCCCATCCGTTAATTCTTAAATCTCTTTTAATTCTCCATCTTCCGGCGTTAACGTTAAATTCCCAGTCAGTACTTGATACAAATATATTAAATTGTTTTATGGAGATGTCGTAATTATCTTGCCAATCACCTGCAGGCGGTGATGTAGGTTTAGGCTCTGTAGGAATTCTTCCAAGATCTAATTCTGGATATTGTCTATATCCTAGCTCAAAAAGATTTTGTGTTGGCTTATACATTGCACCGATTGCTTTTCCACGTGTAAGTCCTTGTGCTATATCAGGTGGTAGTACAGCTGCGTTAGCAGGTGTTTCAAGCTCATTTGTAGGAACAACATCTGCTGCATCTAAAATGCCAGATACATCTTCAACTTGTTTTGAAAATAATAAACCGTTTGAAACACTAAGCTTTGCAGCTAATTCATCATTTTTTCCGAACCATACTGTATTAGTGTTATTCGTTAGTGTATTAATACCGTCGCTAGTTACCTCTTCACTCGATCCACCGTTAAGTCTATATGTTTTAAATCCTGCACCTGGTGTAAATACACCTATTGCATCTCTGCTTTCAAATCCATTTAATTCTATTTTTCTTAAATAAAATACTTCTTCAGATATTGTCTTATTATTAAATTTAGTGTCAGGAGCATTTGTTCCGTCGACCTTAACAAGAAGTTGTGTACCATCTTGATCTGTCTGCCTAAATGACGGGATCGGTTTCATCATTTGTATTTGTTCTTGTCTAACCTCAAACGCTGATACGACAGGAGCTGGAGGTGCTTCATATACGTTCTTGTACCAGTGGTATAACCTTACCATCGCTCCTTTTCTACCACCTTCATCAAAATTAGGTGCTGCAGGTCTAGATTTTTGTTGCCAAGATATTCTTACAGTGTCTCCTGGTTTTGCGCCATAACGCGCCAATGGACCTATTGTGCTAGATGATCCAGATACACCGCCTCTATTAGTTGCGATTGCTTGATACCTGTGTTTCCACCA